ACAAATGTATGAAGATAAAAAAAATGAAATGTTTTCCGGGATATCAAATTTGATTGGTAAGATTAAACAGATTGATAAAAATTATGATGAGTTGTATGAGAATTATTGTAAAAAATGTGTTAATAACGAACTAGACAACAGAAGTGAATTAGATTATTTAATTGAATCTTTTGGTGATGTTGGTAGGTCTACGAGAATGTATCTAAAAGATGAATTTATTAAGAAGTTAAAAACCGATGAGGAATTTAACAAAAAGTGGGGTGATTTGTCGAATAAAATCGTTGAGTAATGTTGTATAGTATAGAAAAATTACACAAGAATTATTTAGAGAAATGTGGTAGATTATTTGATTCGCATAATTCTAAGGTTAAAAATTCACCATATGGTAAATACCCCAATTTATATTTGGATAAGAATGATTTGTTGGTTGAAGGGGAATTTAGTAATAAATTATTAACCGATGATGAGTTTAATCAAAATTGGAATAATTTAGAAAACAAAAATATTGAAAAATGTATATCATAGTTTGGAGAAATAGTCACCGGGAACCATTTGTTGATGTGGATTCTCGTCAATTTTTGGAATCGTATTATAGCTACGAGGATGCCAAGGCTGCTGCCGAAGAAATTGTTAAAAACGAAAACGAGAATGAACCAAGTCCTTGGTATTTTGATTATAAAATTTATGAAGAGGCAAATGGATAATAGAGAACAACTTGAAAATGAATTAAACCACGCCAAAGAACAACTTAGAAAGTGGGGTAGTGAGGTTAATAGATTAACAGGATTATTGGCACCACCAAAAACCCCGATGGAAGAAAGGGAATGGAATTATTCTTTTGATGAGGGTGATGAGGTTATGTTCGCTCCCGATTTACCGGATAGTTATTTTGAATCGGATGGTGATTTTCATTATCCCGGTTTAGGTAAATTTAAGGATTATCGTGGGAAAAAAGGTGTTGTTACCAAATGTTGGTCTGACTTACACGCGTTTGGGAGAGGTTCTTCGTATATGTGTGAGGTTAAATTTGATGGATTATCACATTCAACGATGTGTCAATTTTTTGTGAAGTATGAAGAATAAGATAGAAAACTTCATAAACCAACCAATCGAAACTATTATAGAAAAACCTGACTATAATAGTTGGAAATATTATTCAAAATTACTACCTTTATCAAAAGAGATATATTTGGATATATTTGGTGAACCAAAGACCCACGCAGAATGGGCGGATAGTTTCAATAAAATAGGGAAAATAAACAGAACAATAATAAAATACGCAAATGGCGAAGTACGAGAATAAAGACAGAAAACCTTATTTAGGATTATTAAATTTTGAGGGTGATGTACTCAGAGCATACAAACTCGGTGTATCTGATTACGTAATTGTGGATGATTACCACGAGATAATTGAATTTACCAATACAAAAGGTATAATTTACATTATGAATGGAGGAAAATCTCTAACAACAAGTTATGGTAGAACTTATACTATTCCCAATGAACATCAAAACGCAAGACCGTCTGAAGAACAATTAAGAAGTTTCTTGGGATTGTCTTCTTTGGAATTGGAAGAGGAAGATGATTTGGAACTTTGGGAGGCCGTCCAATATAGAATGGATGCCGAAGGATTTGATTATTGTTTTGATGGTTATAGTTATTGGGATGAAATCAAAGATAAAGAATTCCACCGGTTGAGATTGGATTATTTAAGGTCAGCGAAAGAATTGAGAGAATATATCAACAAAAAAGTTGATGAAAAAGCGTGGGATGGAGAATAAACTTTATGCGGTGTATGAAAAATCACCGGCACACGGAAGTAAAGAACATAATGTAATATTAGCTCCTTTCAAAACCAAAGAAGAGGCGGAGCATTACAGAGAAAAATATGGTTATAACACCGATAATTATTACGTAGATATTTTTGAAAATGAATACACTAGATAAACAATACCAATCACTATTACAAGACATCCTTGAAAACGGAGTTACAGAGGAGAAACTTTTAGAAATAAAAGAATACTCAGAGAAACAGATTGAAAAAATTAGACAAGAGGAGGAAGATGAAATCAAGAGGAAAAATTCTGTAAAAAATAAAACTAAATTATCTCAACTTACATCAGATAATAGAATCTTAGGGATACGAATTTCTTGGAATGATGATTCCAAAGGAGTTTCAATAGATGAACTAGGTAATAGTTGGTCCGTTGATATAATTGGATATTGTGACATTAGAGGTTATGAAGATAAAAAGAAAAGAAAAAGTGACTATCATAGAATATCAATTAGTCATAAAACAGAACCATTTGGAATTTCAACATCACTAACTGATGAAGAAGTTGAAAAACCATACCTGTTATGTATAGACACTATGGGAAGTGGGTATGATGGCTTTTTTACTCTATCACCTGAGACTTGGGAAGAGGATTTATTGGAAGCGTTAAACGGTCAAAAAGATTGGAGAATTAGACAACATCATAAAGAAATTTCAATCTTAGAAAAAAAAGTTGGTGTTTTCTTAAAAAGTAAAAATAAAATCAATAAATTCATAAAGAATGAATAAAGCAGATAAATATTATGTTGATAATCTCCGGAAGATATTATCTGAAGGTTGTTTAGATGAAGACCCTAGACCAAAATATGTAGATGGAACACCCGCACATAGTAAATTCATCACCCAAGTTTTTGAGGAATATGATATTTCAAAAGGTGAGTTCCCAATTACAACATTACGAAACACTGCGATTAAGACCGGAATTAAAGAGATATTATGGATTTACCAATCACAGGATAGTTCTTTGGTTACCGCAAGAGAAAAGGGTATTTTATGGTGGGATGATTGGAATGTTGGTGATGATACCATAGGTCAAAGATATGGTGCGACCGTATCGAAATATGATTTAATGAATGATTTATTGGATGGATTAAAAAATGACCCATTTTCAAGACGACATATTATAAATCTATACCAATATCAAGATTTGAAAGACACCAAAGGATTACATCCTTGTGCTTACGAAACAATTTGGTCGGTTAGAAAAGTTAAAGGTGTTATGTTTTTAGATATGACTTTAATTCAAAGGTCATCAGATTATATTGTAGCAAATCAAATTAATAAAACCCAATATTTTTCATTATTACTAATGGTTGCGGGTCATTGTGATTATAAAGTAGGTAAATTTTGTCATTTCGTTCAAAATTTACACATATACGATAGGCATTACGACGCGGCAAATGAATTATTAGAAAAGAAACCATTAAACGATTTTCCAAAATTAATATTAAAAGAAAATAAAAATTTTTATAATTATTCTATTGATGATTTTTTAATTATGGGTACTGATAATATTACAAAAATAAATTCAAAATTAGAATTAGGTATATAATTTTTTTAGGTAGGTATATTAGTTTTTCTCCCTATCGTGATATTTATATATAAAAGAATATTATGACAGGAATTTATAAAATTATGAATAACATTAATGGTGATTGTTATTATGGGTCATCAATTAATATTGAAAAAAGATGGTTCAGACACACTTATGAATTAAAACGAGGTTCTCACCATAACTCAATTTTACAAAGAGCTTGGAATAAATATGGGGAAGAAAATTTTGAATTTATTTTAGTTGAAAAATGTGATATAAATAACTTATTATCAACAGAACAAAAATACTTAGATTTAAAACCCAAATACAACATCGGTATTAAATCATCAGGTGGTGATAACATCTCAAATAACCCCAACAGGAATAATATTGTGAAAAATATTAGTGAAGGTTTAAAATTAAGATATTCCAAAATGAGTAAGGAAGAAATAGATTCAATTTATTCCCGACCAGGACAAAATAACCCAAATTGGAAAGGTGGTGTGAGTAAAAAATATTGTGGTTGTGGTAAAGAAATATCTCCGTCAAATGACACTTGTAGGTTATGTTATAAAACTGATGGTGATAAAAATCCTTTTTTTGGTAAAAAACACACCCAAGAAGTATTAAATTATTTAAGTGAAATTAACAAAGGAATTTGCCGACACAATAATAAACATAATATTATTATAGATAATATTGAATACGAGTCTTATCAAGACGCATCTAAAAAATTAAATATTAATTTTAATACTATTAGATGGAGAGTTTTAAGTAAAAACCCTAAATATAAAAATTATCAATTCAAAAATAATGAAAATACGATATATACCGAAGATGAACAAAAAAAACGATTCAGTATTTCACAAATAGGAAAGAAAAGAAACCATAATAAACCATTTTACATCGATGAAGTAGAATACAGAACGTTAAAAGACGCGAGTAAAAAACTTAACCTCCACCCTATGACAATTAAAGGTAGATTAAAGTCAGATAAATTTAATAATTACCAATATAAAGAATAAAAAATATGGAACAGAATATAAGAAAATATACCCACGAAGAAAGAAAAGAATTGTTAAAACAATCGATGGGTGAAGAACATTATAATAAAGTGGTTGATGAATTAATGCCGTTCGGTGGTGGGTTAAGTGAATATTATGATTCATATAAAATTCCTCACACAACAAGAGAACCTTACCCATTACCAATATTAAAAATTGAATCCGAAGTCAAATGGAGAGAAGGTGATGTATTACCATACTACTCAGTAAAAGAGATAGTTGTTGAAAACTATCAATCACACCCAACAATTAAAGCACCTTTAAGTAATTAATATGAAAAGTCCATTAACCGGGATAGAAATGAAATTAGTGTCGGAACCTACCACATTAGATTACAAGGGAAAAACTTACAACGTGATTCAACATTATTATTTATGTGAATCAACAGGAGAACAATTCACAACAACAGAATTGGATGAGACGAATTTATTGGAACTGAATAAACAAGTTAAACTTGATTTTTTAGACCAATTTGCTGCAAATGAAGGAAAAATTAATATATCAACCTTGTACGAAGGAAAAGATAAACAACATTTGAAATAAAAAAACCGACATTAAATCGGTTTTTTGTTTTATGCGATGGATTGTGGTTTGGGAGTTACTCCCGCAATATAATCATTGGTAATTCGAGTCAATAAACTTTTAGTACCCCAAGGTGAACTTGTAACCGCGTCTGATAAAGCAGATAATCCGGAGTTATTTTTAAAGGCTTGGATTACTCTATCGTACTTACCATTTTTTAGTGTTTTACAAGTTGCTTGTATTCCGTCTTCCTCTGTTTGATAATTTTTCACACCAACCTTATTATAGTCGGAAGCCCCGGGATATTTTTGAGTGGTATTAAATGGATTGTTTTTGGCATTACCACCTTCGGCCTGCCTCCAAGCATACATAAATAATAAATTCTCTCTTGTTGGCTCGGCACCAATACATTTCAAGATTGATTTGTAAAATTCGTCATCGGATGAAATATTCCCGGTTGATGTAGTGGTAGTTTTATCGTCATCATCACCGGTTCCGAAAATAAGGTCAGTCATTAAATCTTTTAAGACATCACCGGCACCTTGTTCGTTAATGTTGTATAATGATTTAATATCATTTTTCTCTTCTTCACTAATTATTATTCTTTTAGACATTTGAAAATACTTTTATATATAAATACTAACAAACATTGATATATTTATCAATATGAAAGTTACTATTAAACATATCGATTCTGAAGTTCCAAAGGAGAATTATGAGTTCTTCAATAATTTTATAAAATATTTACAATCTCTATATCCTTTAAAACACGACGTAACAATTAAATTTGTTGGTGAACGTGAAGGTGATATGACTACCGGTCAAAGAAATTCAAAGGATGAATTGTTGGTTTTATCTAAAAATAGAATGAATAGAGACATTTTGAGAACACTTGCCCACGAATGGGTACACGAATATCAAAGAACCATTTTGAAACGTTCAAAAGGTTCGGATATTGGTGGTAAAAATGAAAATGAAGCAAATGCGTTATCCGGAGCTATAATGAAGAAGTATGAAAAGAAATACCCCAAAGATAAAAAAAAGATGTATAAATAAAAAAAAAAAGGACTTATTGTCCTTTTTTTTTATGAAATCTCAACAACTTCTAAATCAAAAATCAATTTTTTTCCGGCCAAAGGATGGTTTGCGTCTAATGTTACACTATCTTCATTAACTGCAATAACTTTAACATTAACAGGTCCCATTGGTCCCATACCTTGTAATGATTCTCCGACTTGAACTCCCTCGGGAACGTTTGCTTTTGGGATTTCATTAATGAATTCCGGATTAGGGTTACCGTAAGCTTCAATAGATTCAATTTCTATTGTCTTAGTTTCACCCTCACCCATACCAATTAATCCATTCTCAAAACCAACAATTAATTGACCTTGACCTAATTGTACTTCTAATGGTTCGCGACCTTCAACAATCGATGTATCAAAAACGGTTCCATCTTCTAATCTTCCTGTGTAATTAACTTTTACGTTACTGTTTGTTTCTACTTTTTTCATAAATTAAATGTTTTTATCAATTATAAACATAAAATTTTATAGAATCAAATTATATTTATTTTTTTTTTCAAAAATCGATATAATTATATTAATAACTAACCTATTAAAACCCTATTATTTTTATGTCGAACGAACAACACGTTGAGGAAATGTATTATTTTGCCCACCAATCAGGGGTGTTTAATGAATTTTCATATGAAATAGTTGAATTTAAAAAAAACAACCCATTAAAAGATATGTACGAGGTTGTTGAATACGTGTTTGAAGAGTTTGTAAATAATGGTATGATTCAAACTGACTTACATTTATTTATTTAAGGTCTATTGAATGGGTTAATGTGATACTATAATCAACACCCATCCATTTCCAACTATTACTTACCAATAATTCTAAACCTACGGGATATGTTTCCAAACATTCTTCCGGGTCAGTTGCTAGTAATTTACAATCTACATTGAACGTTTTATTATTTGTTGAATATTTTATATGATTTACCTCAATAACACTACCTTCACCAAAAAGTGAGTTAATTTCAGTTCTACTAAAGTTATTTAAGCAAAATTCAAAAGTTCGTTTCATATCTAATAAATATACGAGTAAAATTTGACATATCCAATTGGATAATCTATAATTAAGAAAAAAAAATTATGTATTTAAATGTAATCTTAACAATTTTTGTGTTAGTCCAAGTTACCACAATGGTATTAATCTACAAATGGTGGGATAAATATGGAAGAGACCTTGTTAAGTCTTTTTTAGATTTAAAAAAGTCACCAATGGGACAATCGGGAATGCCAAATCCATTTGGTCAAATCCCGGATATGGGTGAAATGATGAAACAATTGAATCAAATGACAAAAATGATGGGTAAAAAGTAATTATGGATGTTTTTGGTGTTCAATATGAGTATGAATGGGTTGTAAAAATCTTAAAATCGTCAAAAACGATATCGCATATTAATATGTCTGATAAAATATTGTCTTTTTTCATAAAAAAAATGGGACGGGATACTAAATGAAGACCAAAAAAACACATTTTTGTATGATTTTATAGGTATAAAAACTGAAATTATCGAAAAAATCGAAAAAAATCACTCTATGATGTGATTTAGAGGTAATTTTTTCCATTTTAGTATATATTTATAAGTTCTATCACTCACATCTGAGTGCCTACATATCTTTCCCCAAAAAAAAAAGGAGTTAGTTTTTCACTAATTCCTTTTTTTATTCAAAAATAAGTGTTATCTTTGTCCCAAAATTAAATATATTATGAAAATTTCAGTTATTTTAACGATTATCGGGTGGGTTTTATTCTTAGTTAGTTTGTATTTTAGAAGTGGTCACGCCGAAAGAAGATTTGGATATTCTATTGATTGTAGAAATGTGGCAGTTGGGTTTAATTTCTCAGCTTTGTTCTGTTTTCTTTTTTCAGTAATAATTTCATTCTTTTTACCTCAACTTAATATTAATATACTATAAAATGGAACCGGAAAAAGACATATTTGACCAATGGGCGGATGAAAGAGCTAAAAAACCTTGGATTGTTAGGAAAATACAATTAATTCCTCTATGGTGGAATCACGAAGGTAAGTATTATCATAAAATGTTTAAAACAGGTGTTAAAAACCTCATTTATTGGTTCCCAATCATATGGAAAGACCGAAATTGGGATAGTCATTACATCTTTGAGATAATGAAACACAAATTATCGGCTCAAGCTGAATATATCGGTGGTAGAGACATACACACACGAGCACAATTGGATGCTAAACGAATGAGATTGTGTGTGAAATTGATGAAATTGGTTCAAGATGAGTTTTATTCGTCTGAATATTCAGATTACCATAAAACTAAACATTGGTTTGAACCGGTACCTGATAGACCAACATTATCATCTTGGGAATCTAAATTATTAGAAGAAAATTTTGACGATTATTTCAAAAAATACCCATTAATTTACAAAAGAGTAATGAATGGTGAGGGTATTTTTGATAGAGATGGTCGTGAAGATGATAAACAAATAATTGCAATGAATATTGGGTATATCAATCACGATAGAGCAAGAAAGTTGTTATTCAAAATAATGGAGTCGGAAATAGAAAAATGGTGGGATTGAGCGAACTTTTTTAACGAAACCACCTACTTTCAATATTCTCAAACTATTAAGAAGGTGGTGGGAACGCTATGAAACAATGGCATTTTGAAAATTGTAAAAATAAATAAATTATGGGAAATATTAGAGTGACGCTTTTGTCGGATACACACAACAAACACAAACAAATAACCGGTGATTTACCGGGAGGTGATTTGTTGATACATAGTGGAGATTTAACATCTATGGGATACGAACACGAAATCAGAGAGTTCTGTAAGTGGTTCAACAACATAGAAGGTTACACTCACAAGGTATTCATTGCCGGAAACCACGATTGGGGATTCCAAGAAAACGTTGAGAAAGTAAAAGAGATTTTAGAATTCTATTCCGGAATCACATACCTTCAGGATAGTGAATTGGTAATCAAAGTTGGTGATGAAAGAGAAGTGAAAATCTACGGGTCACCTTGGCAACCTTGGTTTCACGATTGGGCATTTAATTTACCTAAAAACGGACCGGGATTAATGAGTAAATGGGAAGCAATCCCTGAAGATACTGACATCTTACTTACTCACGGACCAGCATTTGGAATATTGGATACTGTAGATGGTAGAAGATATGATAATTTAGGGTGTGAGTTATTGGCTGAAAGATTACAAGTAATTAATCCAAAAATACATCTTTGTGGTCATATTCATACTGGTCGAGGATACGTTAGAAAAGGAGATACTCACCACTTTAACGGTTCAGTGTTGGATGAAAGATACATCTATACTCAAAAACCAATGACCATCGATTGGAACCCGGAAACAAACGAAGTTGAGTTTCTATAACAAAAAACCCCATCTTAACGGTGGGGTTTCACTTTTACACTAATCTTATTTCCGGTTATAAAACTTATATCATATTCATCAGGATTGAGGTAGTAGGTTTCATAATAATATTCTTCAATTAATTCCCGTAATTGTTCCGGAATGGCCTTATTTTCGAATTTATTATCCTGATATTCTTGTATTAATTGATAAAACTCATCACTAACACATCTTGTTCTTTGTTTCCAACGAGCAGTTATTCGTGTAAAAACTTCAAAAGTGACCTGAGTAGGACAAGTTTCGTATCTACCAATTCGTTTATATTGTTCTTCAGTTATAATGGGTTCATAATCATTAATTTTAGGTAAATTTTTGAAATTACCAAAAGAAACTTGTTTTATGTGTATGTTATATTTCTGTGTTACCCATATATTAATTAATAACTCGGCATAGTATTTTTCAATACCCAACATTTCTTTTAAAACATAACCAATATGGTCGTTTGGAACATATAATACTTCGGTTTCAGTATCATAAAAAATAATCACATTTTTATCTTTAATAAAAAAAATATACTGAAATTGTTTTTTACTTTTAAATAAGTTTAAATGGCCATAATTTTTATTTAACCATTGGATAATAGTTTTTTCTAATTTACTTTCAGTTATAATAAAATTCATATTACCAATTTTGCCAAACCACTTGGGGTATTTTAGTCCAAACTTCATCGGAACCTTCCTTTTTTAATTTAGGTAAAGTTTTAGCGTATTTGTGAATAAATTTAGGACCACGTTTAATTCTTGCAATTGCCGACTCACGTCTATATAATTGGTCCGGTTTAAAATGGTCTTGTTCCATAATAACTCGTTTTACAATACGAGCTAAATCAGATTCGGTTAGTTTAATTACTTTCTTCATATCAATAAATATAACTCAAAAATAAAATTATTAAACATCTTGATTTTTTATCTTAATATAGTATATTTATTACCAATGAAACGATATGAATTATACACGCCAAACAATAATATTACTTAAAAAGTAAATCCCTTCTCTATTGAAGGGATTTTTTTTGCCCATACGTAAACAATTAAAATTAAATATAAAACTATGAGAGACACAAAAACTTACCACGAATTGGTACAAAAAATGAGAACTTTTTTCCTTGAAAGAAACTTTAAGGAAGTCCCTACACAAAGTAGATTATCAATCTTAGCTGCTTGCGAAAATCCACACTCAGTTAAAACATTTGAGTATAGTGGTGAAATTTGGCCGTTACCACAAACCGGTCAGATGTGGTTGGAATATGAGTTATTACAGAATCCTGAATGGGATGGTGTGTTTTGTATATCAACTTCATATAGAGAAGAGAAAAACCCAATCCCGGGTCGTCACGAATTAATCTTCCCAATGTTTGAATTTGAATCCAAAGGTGATATTAATACAATGTTGAAATTGGAACAGGATTTACTTGAATACCTTGGATTTGGAACACCGGTGGAAGTTAAATATGATGAGGTGTGTGAGGAATATGGTGGAGTTCCGATTTTAGAAAACGAACACGAAACTAGAATGTGGGAAGAAAAAGGACATAACATATCTTTACAATATTTCCCAAGAAGAACAAATCCATTTTGGAATATGAAACACAATAACGGTGAGATATTCAATAAGGTTGATGTGATATTATTCGGTCAAGAAACTATTGGGTCTGCGGAAAGAAGTTGTGATGTTGAAAAAATGAGAGAAATGTTCTATTCAATTGAGGATGGTAAATATTGTGAAAAATTATTTGAATTATTCGGTAAAGATAGAGTTGAAAAAGAACTTGAAGAATTTTTGTCTCACGATTTCTTCCCAAGATTTGGTGGTGGAATTGGAATGACGAGAATGGCAAGAGCTTATCAGATGATTCAAAAATAAAATTTAACCCTCGGACTTGAGGGTTTTATTTTTTTTACCTATTTTTGTATAAAATAAAAAATATGGGATACAGAACATATATCGCTAAGATATCAAAAACCGAATGGGAAAAAATTACCGATTTATCAAAAGAGGAATTGTATAAACTACACGATGAAGACCCGGAAGATGGATGGGTTAGTATGACTGATATTTGTGAAGAACTTTATGAATTTGGGAAATATACCGAGTTTGATGATGAAAAATATTACACACCTTTTTTCAGAAATACTGAAACACAGGAATATTATAATGGTGACCACGATTTTCACATTGTAGGTAAGGAATTTTTAGAGTTGATTATTAAACATTATAGTCAAAAAGTAAAATCGTATTATTCTAGTATGTTAAAATCATTCTTAGATGATAATGGACGATTTGATATTAAATCGTTAGATTCTCCTGAAAGTAAAAAAGGTGCTATGGAATGTATTGAACATTGTAGGAGTATGGCTTTAGAGTGG